AAAAGCTTTCATTTTTCAAGTGTTATTAAAAGAAAAATGGAGGTTTTTTTATTATGGGAACAACTAAAATTCGTGGAAATGGCGAAGGCACAATATTCAAAAGAAAAAGAAACGGCAAAATCATGTGGGTTACTGAATACACTATTGCAATGTATGATGAAAAAACTGGTAAAAGAAAAAGAAAAACTATATATGGAAAAACAAGACAGGAAGTAAAAAAGAAATTAGAAAAGATTATTACTGAATTAAACACAGATACTTATGTAGATAAATCAAAAGTTACTTTTTATGATATTGCAAAAGAGTTTATTGATACTGCCTATAAAATGAATAAATTAAAAGAAAGTTCCTACTCTCGTAAATTGCATACATTAAAAAACATATCTTCTCATTATATAGCTAATATGGAACTTCAAAAAATAACAGAAAAGGATTTAAAAGATTTTCTAATATACATTACAAAATATTCTGATTCCGTTATTGCTAAAATATATGGAATAGTTAATAATACTTTTAAGATAGCAGTTAGAAGAAATATCTTGCGTTATAACTTTTTAGATAACCAATTAGAATTTGAAATACCATTGTCTGAAAAATATAAAAATAAATCTAAAAGTGTATCTGCATTTACCATTGATGAACAAAAAAAACTTATAACAGAACTTCAAAATGCAAAAAA